AAAACCCGCATATTGCAGCGGGAATTTTGGAAAATGCTTTTTAGATGCTATCGATCAAAACCCAGAATTCCTCGATATAGCAGCATTTTTGCATTTTGGGATTGTGCAAAGCATGGCAAAAAACCATGCCAGCGACTATGCAATCAATTTCCATTAAGGTTTCATTTTCGCTTGTTATAACACCCACAGCTCCCGTTTTCATGCTGTGGGTTCCTCAAGATCTGTCCATTGTTCGATTAATTCGGTTCCAGCGCACAATGCGGCCCTAATGCTTTGCAGCGCCAAGCCCCCATGATACGAATTAAATTTATCGCTTTTCATGTAAACCTCAAACGCTATCAATGCACCAAAAACCGAATTGATATCATTTAAGCCCTCATAAACCATAAAATCATTCAAAATTTTAGGGTGAATAGCGGGTTTTTTTACTTTTCTAATAGTCATACTGTCTCCCATGCTTTTAATGCTGCTTTTTTGCAATTTTCAACTTGATTTTTGGTTAACCCGTAAGCAATTTGTTCCGCTAAATCGCTTGCTTGCTTAGATTTTGCATCATTAGGCGCTGTCAATGCCAAAATGAGCGCTTGTGTGAGGGCTTGTGATTGTGTCATTGTGGGCCTTTTAATGTAGTTCGTAAGATATAACGCTGTCGCTCCAGCATTCCCGACAATCCAGGCAAGCCCCGTTTTGCTGGGGCGCTTTGCATGGTGAACCCATAGGGGTTTTTGTATGCACATTAGATGCTGTGATGCCTGGTACGTTTTGCAAGCTTGCGGGTATTTGTACGGGCTTATCGGGATACATTGCCGACAGTCGCACAATTAAATTTTGGGGAATGCTGTTTTTTCCATGCTTTGCAATAAAAGCTTTTATAACCCCGTATTCCCTAGTAGGTAACCAATGCATTGTGCTGGGTGTCGCATGGCATACCGCTGCTATTTTTTCTAAGTGATAAAGCCCTTGCAGATCTCCCGAATCATGCCAGCGAAAATAGGGATCTTTTCCAATATGGGAAACCATACCCGACACCCAAAATTCCCCGTTGATACTATCTAAGCGGGAAAATTGAGCGGGTTTAATGTTGTTTTCGTACATTCGATAAAAGCCCTTATCCGCATAACACATAGAGCAGATAGAACCCTCGATTTTGGACATTTTAAAGCCAGTATCGCAAGCTTCAGTTGGTAGGCTGTAGCTTTTACATGGCATTTTTGACGTTGACGTAAGAGATCCGCAAGCTATTGCAGCCTGGGTTTTTGTCATTGGGATAATTGGGATAATTTTCATGTAACACCTATTAAAAAAAAGAAAAAACAGTTTAGATTGTGCAGCACCCGCAACATGGTGCATCGATACAGCGGCCTTTTTTGTTCCTATAGAACGTATTTGGGCCGTTTTCACCAAAAAAAGTAATTGTGTCGCTATCGGGTTCAAGTACAGCCTTTTTTGTAGCTGTATCGTATAGGATCCAGTCCCCAACATTTATCACAGCCTGGGACTTTGAACACCTAGAACGGAATTTTGAGCGCATTTTTTTAAGCATTGTTGACACCTTTTAAATATTGCCTTCGGAGACATCACAGCAAGCTACCCACAGTAAACGGGTTAAATTCTCATTATGATCGCTTAATTCTAGATCATTCCATGCCCCGTATTCCTTAAGAGCAGCGGAGACAATGACGGGATCTAGCTTTTTAAGTTGACGGGCAATAGACGGGTTTAGCTTTAAAGCTTCAACGTCAACGTCACATTGTCCTGGGTGGCTGCAGCTATCGGCCTGTTTTTTAGTGATCTGCAATTCGATTCGGCCTAATGATTCGGTCCAATACATGATGCGCCCCTTACTTAACCAAAACGTCAAAGTAAGCCAGCATCAAAGCCAGCAAGCCGCAAAACAATGCAAGCCCACAAAGTGATTGAAAGATAATTGATTTCATATTGACACCTATTAATGGATACGTTCCGATTGAACGTGCATTTATAGTAGCAACAAAATAAAAGAAAAGTATAGGTACAAACCCTATGTTCAACAACTTTAAACCCTTACGTATAAACCCTAATGCGCTTTGATTTTGTAGCCACAATTGAGAAAAGAAAACAAGGGGAAACCCACAACAAGGGATCCAGTTATGTAAGGGGATAGTAAAGGGGAATACATAAGGAACATAAGGGGAACGGATAAGACAAGCATTGATAGACCTACATTTAAAACATTGATAGAGAAACCTTTTAGACACCGACACAATCAATCCCTACGCACACATGAGACAAGATGCGAATGCGAATCATTCTCATTTGCGTTACTGTATGAATTCACAGTAGGGTTTACCCTCATAGGGTTTCTACCTAGGGGTTTACCCTGTTAGGGTTTCTACGTAAGGGTGGGGTTTACCAGTAAGGGTTTACCCCCCCCTTGTGTAAAAGTAGGGGGCGCTGTGGCAGGGGACATAAACACACATCGACATAGCATTAAAAAGATAGACCCCCCTACACATATTTGCGATAATGAGGCATAGTCAAAAAAATTTTTGGAGTATTTATGGCTGAAAAGGGATTGCTAGGTTACTTCACGGGGCAGGGAGAAACTAGGCCAAGTAGTTTGGCTGAGAGTAAGAACCCTGTTCAATACTTGATGCAGTTGGCATCTGAGAGGCCAGAGTACGCAGCATTGGCTGAGTATTTACAGTCTCGTAATGCTATGCCGCCTATTTCATTTGGTTATATGCCTGAAGGCTCTTCTGGTCAATTTGTGCAGCGTGGTATTTTTAGTAGTAGTGATACTCCAGTAACTGGCAAAGTTAATTTAAGTGATGCGTTTGTAAGAAGGGGATATGACCCAACAAATGCTATTCCAACTTTGACTCATGAATTAACCCATGCAACTCAAAAAGAAATGGATAGTCAAATAAGGCAGAAAGATATTGCTGATCCAGAAGCAAAGCAGCAGTTTTTAGACGCATATAGAAAACTTAGCTATGACCCATCAAAAAGAGGTAGAAATGCTTTTGGCGAAGGTGCATTGGCTAATAAGTTAAATCCTGAGTGGACTGCTAAAAATGAGGAATATAGGTCTTCAGTTGGCGAGTTACCAGCTTGGGCTATGGGTGCTGTTGCAAATAGAAACCAACTAGTTCAGTATGACCCATATAAACCACCAGCACACTTAAATGCCACATTAGCTACTGAGCGTCAGATTCTGCTAGACCTGGCAACAAGAGATGCTAGAAAAAATCCAAACAAGAGAACTAGATAATCAAATGATATACTTGATTTTGTAACCATTAAATCAAGGAGAAGATATGGCTGGGTTTCCTATGAGGAGGGCGTTGGAGAAGAAGATAGAAGAGCTTGGGGGGATAGAGTTCGTTACCGCACACATCTCTCAAGGAATGACCATTGGACGCTTGGCAGAGTTCATAGAGTGTTCTAGGCCCATGCTTTCTTTTTGGATCAACCATACTGATGAGCGTAGAGATGCAGTACTTGCTGCTCGTAAGCTAAAGGCTGAGAAACTGGCTGAAGAGGCTTTAGACATTGCTGACCAAGCAGATGAGACAAGCAATAGTGGAGTCAATAAAGCTAGACTCCAAGTTGACACCCGTAAGTGGATGGCCTCTAAGCTTGATCCTGAGAATTATGGAGACACCGCCAAGACCCAAGTCAATATCTCTTTGGGTGATCTACACCTCCAAGCACTAAAGCACATGGGTAAGGCTGAAGTTGTAACTTTGGAAAACAATGGCACATAACCCGTTTATCCAGTTCATTACCCTATACAGGAATGACCCTGTTCTGTTTGTTAAAGAGGTTCTTGGAGTAGAACCTGATGATTGGCAACAAGACTTTCTTAATGCCGTAGCCTCTGGTGAACGGAAAATATCCATTCGTTCTGGCCACGGGGTGGGTAAATCAACCACCGCTTCTTGGGCAATGCTTTGGTTCTTGTTGACCAGGTATCCCGTCAAAGTCGTGGTGACTGCCCCTACTTCTGCCCAACTGTATGATGCTTTGTTTGCCGAGCTAAAGAGATGGGTTAAAGAACTACCCCAACCTATCCAAGACCTACTCGATGTCAAACAAGAGAGGATAGAGCTAAAGGCTTCCGCTACCGAGGCGTTTATCTCTGCAAGGACAAGTAGAGCTGAACAGCCCGAAGCCCTCCAAGGTGTCCACTCTGAGAACGTCATGTTGGTTGCGGATGAGGCTTCTGGTGTCCCAGAGGCAGTATTCGAGGCTGCCGCAGGTTCTATGTCTGGCCATAACGCTTTGACCATCCTACTTGGCAATCCAGTACGTAGTTCTGGCTTTTTCTTTGACACGCATAATCGGCTCAAAGATGAGTGGTGGACAAAGAGAGTATCCTGTATTGACTCTACTAGGGTGAGTAAAGAGTACGTAGAAGACATGAAATCCCGCTATGGCGAGGAAAGTAATGCCTATCGGATCAGGGTTCTGGGTGAGTTTCCAAGGAGCGATGATGACACGATTATTCCTATGGAGTTGCTTGAGTCTGCTAAACACAGG